TGAAGCACCAGATGAGCTCCTTAACGGGGTGGTTGTAGGAGAGGCGGACCTGCTTGGTCTGACCCGCGGTGACGGTGTCGGAGCCGGTGTGCTGACACTGCTCGATGAGGTACTCGTGACCCTTCTGGGCGAAACGACGGCGCTCCTCGGTGTCGAGGTACACGTAGTTGGCCCACACCTTGAAGACAGAGGTGTCAAGGTAGGTGGAGAAGGTGGACGCGAGGTCAATATCAATGCGGACCTCGTGGTACTGCAGTGCAATCAATGGAAGATAAAGACCGGGGTTCCTGTTGAAGAAGAAGATGAGGGGAAGGTAGACGGTGCCGGCGGGAGCGGTAGTCATCTTGGCCCAAGACGCCTTCTTAGACTCATCGAGGTAAAGCTCGGAGTAGAGACGCCAGAACTTCTGGTAGTGTTTGTCAATGCGCTGTCCACCGATTGATAATTCTACGTTATTGATTGCGCGCTCAGCGACCCAGTTGCAGTCGTTGGTGGCGTGGGAGGTGGAAGTGTTAGCGGAAGTGGAGAGAAGCTCGATGTACATGTCACCGACGAGATCACCGTTGCGGGCAACCGTGACAGAGACGCGGCCGGAGTTGGCGGCAGTGCCGTTGACGGTCTGCTCGATGTTCTCCATAGCGAAGTTAGTGTGACGCTTGTACTTAGCCTGGTAAAAAGTGACCTCAGGGTTACCGGTAAGGTAAACGTCCTGGGCACCGTACGCGACGAGTTGCATGAGACCGCCAGCCATTTTGAGAGTTGTTGTACTATACACAGAGAAAATAATTTTGGATAGACGCGGCAATTTTAGTTTCAATTTTTCTCAGTCTAGATTAAAATGTCCGCACAGCCTGAGGAAAGTGAAAGTGAAATTGAAGAGGGGGAGATTGTGAGTGAGGAAGAAATTGAAGAGACCGAGGACGAGGATGAGTATCAGATTGAAGAGGACCAGGGTATGGATATCGCCGAGCTCATGACTTCTCTTATGGCCACGGAGGATGGTGACACCGTATGCTCGGCGCTCGTGAATATCGCCAACCAACTCCAGACTCAAAATAAAATTTTGATAAAGATGTTGAGCAAGATGAATTCGGCTTAAGGATAAAAATTGATATATTGTAAATGAGAGAAACTCACTTCATTGATAAGGAACCCAATATATATGAAGCACTCACGGAGCTGCAGAAACGGAACGTCCAGTCAATGAATGAAGAACAAATTTTACGGGTCATCGAAGACTTTGAGTTTAGGTGGTATCTCCATGGCAATGATGGATACTCTCCTTGTATGGAACGCGCGACGAAGTTGGGTTATCATCAGTTCATTCACCCGGATCATTTCAATGAGAATGGGATTCCCAAACCTGACCAGATTGACATCATGGCTATACGTGGAATTAAGAATCGTATGATAGGATTTCTCATCCAATTGAATAATTACGTTCAAGTCCATAAAGATGAATACAAGTATGATGACGAAATTTCGATCAATAAACGGATCAATAATATCATCCTACAGATTGAGGATGGTTTCGAAAACGTTCGTCGTCACCAGATTTCGTATGAACGCGTGATTGCTCCAACTGCTTTGCCACAGGTGAGTGTCTATACCGATCCTTCCGCTATGGATGAAGAGGAGATTGAAAAGTCCACCCCCTTTCAAAAGTGTCTCATGGTCACACTGACAGAGGCGTATCGTGCCGGTTATCGTCGATACAAGGGACATTGTTGCGAAGAGATTAAGACAGTTGAAGGGCATAGAACGCGCGCATGGAATCCAATCTTTACGATTGAAGAGTTTGTGTATTCCATACCCAAAAAAGAAAGTAACTTTACAAACTGGAAAAACTTTACGAGTAAAGGTTCAATCTTCAGGGACGTGATTGATAATATTTCGAAATGTGACGACCCTCAGTTTCCTGAAATTAAAAAGAGGCGTCACGTATGGTCATTTAAGAATGGTGTCTTTGTGGGTAAAGAGTGGATTCCCGACCGTGGTGTGTATGATTGCCGATTCTACCCATACAAGAGTGACAAGTATGCATGCCTCGATCCAAGTATCGTCGCGTGTAAGTATTTTGATCAGCAATTTGATGACTTTTCGCATATCGAAGACTGGACGAAGATTCCCACACCTTGGTTTGATTCTATTCTGAAGTATCAGAAGTTCGAGGATGAGGTTTGTAACTGGGCATACGTCATGGGTGGGCGTCTTTGCTTTGATGTGGGAGAGTTGGATGGTTGGCAAGTGATTCCTTTCTTCAAGGGTATCGCACGATCTGGTAAGTCTACTCTGATCACGAAGGTTTTCAAAAAATTTTACGAAAATGAAGATGTTGGAACACTGTCGAACAATATTGAAAAGAAATTTGGACTTTCAGCGATTAAAGATTCGTTTATGTTTATTGCTCCAGAGGTAAAGGGGGATCTTGCGCTCGAACAGGCGGAATTTCAGTCTATCGTATCCGGTGAAGATGTATCCATCGCAGTTAAGAACAAAACTGCTGTGTCCATTGAATGGAAGGTTCCGGGTGTACTGGGTGGCAACGAAGTGCCTAACTGGAAGGATAACTCAGGGTCTATCCTTCGTCGTATTCTTCCGTGGAATTTCGGTAAGCAGGTGCAAGATGCCGATCCCCAGCTCGATGAGAAACTTAACGGCGAGCTTCCGATTATACTTCTAAAGTGTGTGCGAGCATACATAGACTATTCCAATAAATTTAGGAACAAAGATATATGGAATGTCGTACCTGAATATTTCAAGCAGGTTCAGAAGCAGGTCGCGATGGTTGCGAGTAGTCTCACGAACTTCTTGGAATCCACGAATGTGATATTCGGCGAAGATCTCTACGTTCCTCAGTCGATATTTGTAGCGAAGTTTAACAAACATGCGTCTGCCACTGGATTTCAAAATAATAATAAAAATGAAAAGTTTCATCAGGACTTCTATGCCGGTCCGTTTAGTGCGCGTGATATCGAAGTGCGCATCGAAACAGTAAAGTATAAGGGAAGGAACTATAATAATCAAGCAATCATATTTGGTGTCGATCTCGTCAATGAAGATCTGACATACACAGACGATAGCTAAAAAAAATCCTCACCAATAGTAATATGAGCCAGTCGGTCAAAGAGTTTGTACGCCGATCTGGTGTCGAAGTTCAGAGTCCGAACTCAAACTCAAACGACGAGTTTGCTCGGGAACTCGAAGAAGAAATGCTCAAAGCAGAACGACCAGCGTATAGCGCGTTCCGAACTCCACCCCGTCCAGTGCGTCCTCAAATGAGAGTACCCCCACGTCTTCAGCGAAATCTCACAAGTGATCCACTCGCGAATGAGTTTAAGGAGATTAACGAAAACGCGTTTAAAAAGGCTTTAGGTGAGGCGACATTCAACGATAGTTCATTAGCGTATATCGCACCTTCTCTTGAAATTACAAAACTGAATCTTGATATGTTTAACGCGAACATCGATTCGGGCTTCGGTCCGAAAGATGTCGTCATCGACCTTAAAAAGATACTCATGCGTCCACCGCTCGGTAAGATGCCTATCGGGGAAGGTCTTTATTTAGACACACAAGAGATACGAGGTGTGTATGGTCAATTTCAAACTGGATTTTCTCACACGAAAAACTTTGGACCTAAGGGTGATCTGACAAAGAAGTTTGCCAGTGTGCAGATAAAGATGACCATAACGAACGATGTCGAAAGTAAAGGTGTCACTTTCAACGTGTACAAAAACGGTAAGATTCGTTTCTCGAGTGGGTTCATAGGCACCAACATCGCGAATCAACCCGAACTCATCCGTCGTTTTGTGGTGGACAGGTACACAGAAAAGCAACCCTTCTTTTACAACCCAATCGAATACAATAACTTGAGTGGCACGTTCCGGGTGAATGGAACATTCAAGATGGATTCGATCGCAGCCAGATTTAGTCGATACGGTATGACTCGTGTCACGTATGAACCCGAGCTCGCACCCTTTCTTTATGCATACTTCGGTGAAACGAAACTCATCTTATCCAAGAGTGGGAACATCCAGATCACAGGTGCTAAGAACCCCGCTGATTTATTACGCGCGTATGATTTTGGAAAGAACTTCGTGCGATCCCTAAACACCGATGGTCAGATTACGATCACCGGTATGTTTTCCGAAGGTGTGAAAGCAACCAGGCCAAAGACCAAGGCCAAGGCCAAGACGCCAAAAAGGAAAGCGACGGTCTGTTCGAGGATGAAAAAGGACGACGTCATGAAATTGGCGCGGAGCATGGGTATAGTCAACTTTAGGGTGAAGACCAAAAACGGTTCGAGAACTGCGACGGTCGCGGAGATTTGTCGTAAAATCAAAAACGTATCCGGTAACAAGAACGTGGTCATTAAAAACAAAAAGTTTTCCGGCAGCGGCAACAAGTTCAAGGTTGGAAAGAAGATTTGTATCAACGAACCCAAGGGGGAACTTCTTAAGATTGCGGGAATCCTCAAAATTAAACTCGATGAAAAGGAAACGAAAAAGTCCCTGTGTCAAAAGATTGAAAAGGTGCGTAACAACATACGTAACGCTCCTCCACCGGTTCGCGCACCCAAACCCTCTAAAATGGAGGTGCGCAGAAACGCCGCGAACAAGAAACGCACCGAAAAGAAGTCCGTCGTCATGAAAAAGAGGGGTCTCGACGAAAACTCGATTCGCAAGGATATCACGAAACTCTATGGAAAGACGTGGATGAACCGATACAAACCTAATCTTAATCGAGACGTGCGTAACATGAAATCGGCACTCAACGCGATCACTCGGGGTAACAAGATGGGTGTCCCGTTCAAGAAGAACATCGACGATATGAAGAAACGGGTCGTCGGACAGTGGAAGATGGAACGTCGCCGTGAACTCGAGAGGAACTACCTCATGAAGTCTGCGAACGTCGCGGGTATTCCCTATAATCTGCGAAACGATTACCGTCGCGCGGCGGCGAATTATACCATGAACCAAAAGAGGCCACCGTCTAACAAAAAGATGGCGGAATACAGAAAGTATTGGTTAAAGTTTAGGGCCAACGTAAATGCAAATGGGAAC